CTAAACCGCCTTTTTCGCCAAACATTGCCCAATTGTTTACAGGGATTAAAGTGTTATCTGTGCCCTCGGTAAGCAAGCGTTTTAAGCCATCTTGCGAAGCGTCATAGACACCAACCACTTTTACAGCTTCAATCAATAAGCTAATGCGTTGCGTAATAGTATCTAGCTCTACTGCTTGGTCTTGATACTGAATAAAGTCAGGGATAGGGACTAATGAGTTGGTAGATATTGTTGAAAATATCGGCTCTGGGCATGGGAAAAAGTTATCTAGCTTTAACGGGTCATCACGTTCGTCTAAATACTTATCCATTCCATTGCATAGCCAATAAGTCTTTTTGGTTTGCTTATCCCATATTTCATAAATAGCCGCTTTTTTGTGGTCTATTTGATTTGCTTCTGGAATGCCATCTAAATTGGCTTGTGCTTGGTCAATAGGGATTTGGGCAAGCGTATAACCACGCTCTTCTGCAACACCGCCAAAACGCGCTTCTAATGCTTCTTTATCCATGAGAACTTTACGCCATACACCGCGCACTTCTTCCCATGTTTTAGCACAAGTATGGCCAAAGTCCATCCAATTAACATAGTCAACTGGCGCACATTCTTTAGCTAGGTATTGTTCTGGCTGTGTATCGCCATCAACATCTTGCTCCGCTAAATCTTCGGTGATTTGTCCAGTTAATGGCTCACCATTAACGAATGTAGGCTCGTAACGAACCCAAGCCACACCGCGCCCAGGTAATAATCTATCGTAAAGGGAGTTTTTTAATGCGCTATTAAAGTCTGAATATTGCTCAATTTCATATTCAATACAACGCTCAAGGATTAAAGAAGCTACACGACCTACAGGGTCTTTATCTTTATATCTGCGGCTTACATCTGGTTTAGGGATTTTGCTATATACAGCAGGGAATACGGTTTCAACGTTGGCCCACAAGATGTTAAATCGTGATGTGCCAGCTAAATCAGAGCCATTAACTGCAATAGCACGTTTATCTAGATAACGGTCAACCACCTTTTTACCGCGCTTAAGCCAGTCTTCAAACTCTTTGTCGTAAAGCTTAATTTGGTCTTGCCAATATTTAGCGGTCATATTAATCCTTACGCCCAAACTCTACTAGGAGTATTGGGATATATTACAAATAACTTTAAATTATCAGGCAAAATTTCTTTTAGCTTTAAATTAACGTGATAGAAAAGTCCGTCAATTGCACCGACAGGGTCTAATGCGTGGCTTTCAGAAGCTACCATCCATTCACCATCTACAATGTATTTTGATAGATGGAATTTTGCATCTTTTTCAGTTAAGAACTTTAGATAATAATTAATCATAGAGTTATGCTTTGAATAGTTGTATCAGGCAAACGTGTACGCCAGTATTTAAGTGTGCGTATCCAGCCATTTAATATTTCACCAGCCGCATTACTACCAAATTGTAATCTTGTATTTACAGGTGTGGCTAATGGTGAACTTAATGAAGGTGTTGCACCATTTAAGCATGCGATACCTTTATTTGTACCTATTCCATAAGCTAATGCATACTTATTAAATGCCATATTATTTTGTGTTGCTGTGTTTGCAGGATTATATGAAACACCACCAGCAGTAATCCTATTGTTAATCACGCCAGCCGCATTAATAAATCCTCTTACCAATTCCATTGCGGTAGTATCATTTGCTGAAAATATATTCGAATTGTTACCTACGCCATTAGGTTTGTTGGTCATATATTCAGCCATAAATGTACCTTCTAGCTGATTGTACCAAGAGTTAAAGTTAGCACCTGTTACTGTCATAATATCTGCGGAGCGTGTAGCTGTAGCCCCTGCCGTTGGAATAAATGCTGTAGAAAAACTTCCCGCCTCAATATTTGCAAATTGAACTGTGCCTGTTACTGTGCATGTAAGTGCACCAGCCGCAGGTGTAAACGTTAATGTGCTAATTGTAGGGAATGCGCCACTGCCGACCAATGCGCCTGCAAATACACCGCTTAGTGTAACTGTGCCAGTACCGTAAAAACTTAATGTGTAAGGTATTGCAGCTACGGTAACATTTTGTGTAGCAAGGTTTGTTCCATCTAGCAAGCTGTTAAGCAATAAGTTAGTCCGTGCCTCCCATATACTTCGGCCACGTGGCTGCAATGTTACAGGGTCGTATTCAGCGGGGAACTCATCAATTGCAGCTAATGTTAATGTGCCGCTTGAATTAAAATATGTTTTAGTAGATGCGCGAGTGGCTGTAATTCTGCTATCCAAATCAATAGCAGTCATATCAGCATTAAATGAGAGCTGCGACAATGCGCTAGCTACACCTCTACGCAATCCGACGTTTACTATCATGCAATAGGATTCACGTATAATGTGCCAGCAGCAGCAACTTGAATCGCGCTTACAACCCCACTAGGCGGACATGCAAAGTATTCTGGCTGAAATGCTGGGAGATAAGTTCCTGCTGTAGTCGCAGTAACGCCAATACCAATTTCAATAAAGCAATCAGTAGTTGATACCACGCGAATAGATTCACAATTAGCAGGCATTGCGGCTGTAGTCGCTGCTGCGCCAGTATATGTAGCAGTTTTACCGCCTGCTATAACTGGAATGCCATATGTATTTGATGGATTCATTTATTACTCCTTAACAATTATTACATTCTACGACTATTTTTACTATTATCCCACAATTCGTTTAATGATACATTAATATTGCCAGTTTCGCCTATACTAATCCCTTTTAATCTTTCGTCAACTGTTTTAACTGGTTTTGTCATTTGCATGATTAAGCAGCCGTAAGAAAATCCGTCTCCATCATGTGATGCCCAATCATGTTTAGGGTCACTGCTAAATATTTTGTTTTCTTCATTATAAGCATAAGACCATGCAATAAGACCATCAATACCTTGTTGGCACTTATCACTAAATTCACACTGATTAATAACAACACGTGCAGCATTTACCCTATCAGATATTTTGCTATCAGGTGTTATGCTTATTTTATTCGCGCCAAATACTTTAATAAATATTTCCAAGGCTGAATGCTTTGCTGCAAATGTTTTTGCTCTAGCATCATGCGGTAACCATATCTTTTCCAATTTAACGCCATGTAGTTTTTCTTGTAGCCTTAATGCCCATTCATCGGCATCCAATCCCCAGCCGCCATCATAATCAACAATTGAATAGCCGCCAATCTTAGGCTGCCAAAAATACCATGTTGCACTATCGCGCCTACCAATATCAGCAGTAATTTCAATTCCTGCGCCTAGTGGGTCATACTGTACGTGAGAGCCAATTCTGCCAGCCTGCTCTAACTTACCTATGCTTCTAGCTAAAATAGCGCCTAAGTTAGCAGCATCAAAACTACACAAATACTCTTGCTCAAACTTCGCAGTGCCGTATTCTTCGCCAAAGTCATTAATGTACGAAAGTAATTCAGCATCTAATTGAGCATCATTAAATACGTCGGTTTGTTTAGCTGTTAATACTTGCGCAAATGCGTTAGGGTCTAGTTGAGCCGCTTTAAGTGTTTTGTATGCGTGATTTCTACCACGTGATGTTGTGTTAAATATTTGCCAGCCGTTATTTTCGGCTAAGATAGGACGCAAGTAAGCGCGTGATGCAGGATTGCTTAACGCCCATTCAGAATAAACGATACCAGCAGGAGCAGAGCCTACTAAACTATTTGGATTATCAGAACCAACCACTTGAAAAGATGAACCGTTTTTAAACTCAATCATCATTTCTTGATTGCGAGTGGCTTTGCGTAGCTCTAACGGGAATGCTTCATCAATACGCTTTGTGCCTGTATGTGGATTTACAGCATCCCAAATAGCTTTACGCGCTTGACTATATTCTGGCAGCATATACCAATAACCTGCTACACGCTCAAAAGCTGCGCATGCAGTTCTGTGTAATGCCACTTCATCTTTACCAGAACGGCGATGCCATATTAACTCTGCATGCTTGCCGCCATTTTCTAAATAGTTCCATACTGGCAATTGATAAGAACGAGGACGCCAGCCATTTGGCAGTTGTATTTTCATTTATTCGCTAAATCTAATAATCTCAACCGTTAATGTGTGGTCAATATCACCCTCAATTTGTTGAATAACTTTACCATCAACACGGTCTGCAAATTCTTTAATTGCTGATATATCGCCATCAGCAGCTTTGGTTAGCAAAGCCTCTGCAATAGAGCGCAATCGCTTGCCATCATCTTGAGCCAAAGCTCTATTAATAGCCTCTGCGAAAGGTTTGTTTTTTGTATTATTTTTATTGCCTAATGGCGCGCCTTTTTTAGCCATTTGAGTCAACCAATAAATTATTGATTAGATTAATATAATAAGTTTTACTTATCATAATTTTATTAATCATTTTGCGCAACCATCATAGTAATTCCATCATGACCAATAACAATTTCTTTTGGCGGCTCTTCGCCATCCCATTCTGCTAATATTTCAAGAATAGTAATAGCTTCTGTTTTTTGCCAGCCTTGAATTTCATCGCCTTGATTTAAGCCAAAACGGATATATTCACCACTTGGACTTACTTTTGATGGGTCTACGGTTACTTGATAAAACTCTGCCATTCTTAAGCCATCGGTTGATGATTGTGGCCCCAGCTTGACAATACATACTGATTTTTTTTCAATTAATTTTGATATTGATGTTTTCACTTCCATCTCCTAGAGTGATTTAATGTAAATATTAATTCCGCCATATCAAACCTTAAAACTTAATTTTAGGGCGTTAGTGTACCAGTGCTGAACTCTGGCATTTATATCACTGTATATAATCATTTAACCGCTAACGGTCAGAGAAAAATCTGGGGAAGTGCCGCCCAAATGATGCTTATCAGCCTAAGCATTACACTAACAAGTTATGGTTACTTTTTGCTCTATACCTACGAATATTAAGCCAGAGCATTAGGCTAATTCTAGGCTTTTAAAATAACCATACTTCTTAATGCAATTAATGATTATCTTAACAGTTTATTTAATTAATTTGTAAAATTTAAAAACTCATCGTTTCAAGTGAATTACCAATAAATGCACTACGCTTACCCATGATGCCTTTAGCGGTGTTGTGAGGTAAGTTGTCAAAGTTGATTATGCGCCCATGTGGACTGGCTACTTGCATTCTACTACCATTCGTATGCACGACTTCATCAATCTTAAATTCAGGCGGCATTTCTTTAACCAATGCGCGATAAACATATTTCTGGTTTCGTACTTTCATTTCTTTTGTTGCTGCGATACGTTCAATGAGTTTATTCTTAACTAAAAATTCAATGTAGAAGCAAACGTTCTGTCTACTTTGGCCTGTTTTATCAGCTAAGTCAAATGCTGTTCTATTGTCATTTTGGCAATAGGCAATCATTGCGTTAAATCTATTGTGCTTGAGTTTTGTTAGTTTCATTTTTAATTAGCTCTTTGTATTTAATCTTGATTGCTTTTATGTCATCTATTGTGTAATACTTGGGCGTTTGGTCTGATTCCAATGCTTCTACGGCTTCCAAGCCAATCTTGCTGATAAGATTTCTTCGGTAGTTAAGCGCGTTTCCCGATAAATGGTTGTTACAGGCACTACACTGCTTATGAACATTTGATTCGTTGAATCGTAAGTGAGGCGCACTGCCGATACTCCGTAGGTGGCCTGCATGATACTGGCCTGTATGAAATCGCTGGCATGATATGCAAGGCAATTTTTCATCACGCAGTCTAATCCATTTATTAAATTCACGTTGCGCCTCTTTTAAATAATCCGCTTTAGGCTTAATCGCCTCTAACTTTTCCTTATGCACTCTAGCATCTTTCTTTTTACGCGCTATGGCAGCTTTATTTGCTACGCCTTGAGCATAAGTACACATGCAATCATAACTTTGGCATACAGGCTGAATTGCACGTATTGGCTCGAACTTTTTGCGACACACTCGGCAAGTTTTAACTTTCACTTTTAATATCTTCCCAATCGCTAACCTTTGGCTCTTCTACTGGCTCGTAAGACATACATTGATGCTCACTTACATATACGGTTATGTGGTGCTTAGTGCATATAGCAGTGTTTTCACGATTGCCTTGCTTGCCGTTAGTGCATGTTAAACAGTTAGCCATTTATTTCCCATGAGTTTAATATAAATATTATGGTTTAATTGCTAATTATTGCAAGCGCACCTAAAGCCAGCATAGCTCTAAGTTCAGCGTTTTTTCTAGCACTTCTAACAAACTTTTCATGAGGTGATACAGGGTTAAGGCGTCTATTTTCCTCGTGCTTTTCCCATTCAAGTTGCTTGGCTTTTAAAGATTCTTTTCTTTCAAGCTCATCTTTAGCTAAGGCTTCACGCTTTAATTCAGCCTGTACTTTAGCTAATTTAATTGCAAGCTCTTGGCGTTTTTCAAATGTGCCACGTTGTTTAGCTTGTCCCATAATCATTTAACCTTTGCTAATTGTTCATGAATCCACTTTGCGCCGCCTAGTAGCTTTAGCTTTGCATAGTTAATATCATTCATGCGGAATGTGCGAATTTTTGCTTTTAGTTCATTTGGTAGGAATGGTTTACTCATAATTATCTCTTAATTTAATACCTACTCTGCAAATCACTTCAATAACTTTGTTATGTTATTACTTGATAATTTACAGGCTAGATACTGATATACCTCCTATACGAGGCTCAACATTTTTTTCTAACTACGTTGCAACGATGTAATAAATATACTCTTGTTAAATGTAAATGTAAATACTTTTAATCATTATATTGGAAAATAAATCCTAATTCCATATTCGCCCAACGCTCGATTGATTCTTGGTAGCTTGCCATTTCCGCAGTCGTTAGTTTAGTCGTACTCTTTACAACTTCTATTGCCTCGCCATTTACCGTTGTAAGCTCACGTAAGAACTTAAAGCCCATGAGTGAGTGTATGCGGTCAGGTGCTTCACCGATATGCAATCCTAGCGCGGTATATAGCGACCATAAGCGCGAGTTCTGAATTATAGAGCGTGACGATTGCTTTAACTTAGCCGATACCACCCAATCCTCGCCACTGTTAGCCATAGCGGTTAATTGTGATATAAGATTAGGTAGGTTGTGAGGCTTAACGTTAAATGAGGTTATTGGCTTAGTCATTACGCTTTATCCGCAACTAAAACGCATACCGTAACGCCTGTATTATCAAAGCCGTTTTTAAACGTTTTCGGATATTGGCAATTAAAGCCGTTAAGGTAAAAGTTATTATTTGCGCTCTCTGGCAAAATAGCAACCAATCTACCGCCTTTTTTAACCATTAAAGATGCGTACTCTACGTGCAACTTCCATTGATTGCGGTCAAACGGCGGGTTCATGATAACTTTATCGTATTGCCCTTGCTGTTTACCTTCAATCCATTTGGTGAAGTCTGCGCACTCTACAGCATGCCCTTTAGCGCGTAAAATATCACAGCGCAAATCTGATACTTCAATGCAAGTTATTTTTGCGTCTACAGCGTCAGCAAGCGCACCTATACCAGCCGATGGCTCTAACACTAAATCTGTTTTTTCAGCCTTTAATAATTCAGAGCAATATTCGGCGATTTCTTTTGGTGTTGGATAATATTGATGTGATTTATCCTCTGGCACTAATCCACTGGCGCAAATCTCACCAATAACAGGCAATGGGTCATATTCAAACTGAAAATATTTATCCATTTTAATACCACCGATTGATTTTAAAATATCTTCGGCATGGCGTGAAGCGTGATAGTCTTTAACGATAAATTCAATTGTGTTTGGTATTTTTTCGTAAGTGAATCTATCCCTATAATTATTCTCATTAGGCGTGATTTTTGTATATTGCTTTGCTGATTCTAAACACGCCAATACAGCAAATGGTAACGGTGTTTGAATAAGCTCAATATCTTTTGGCTTACGTTTAGGTTTTTGTCTAAACTCGGCAGGAATAGCAGCAGGGTAAAGATAAGCCAAAATAGAATTAATGCGCCACGCCATATCTGGGTGAATTTCCATGTGCGCCGTGCCTTTTTTGTATAGGCGTATTTTAATTGCGCCTCCATCTACAATCACCCACTCGCCCCACATGCGTTTCATTTGATTAATTAGACCATCTGTAGCAGTATAGTTAGGCTCTTCGCGCCCCATAAATTTAGCAATAACACAGCGTAAATCGTTTATTAATCCAGTGGTTCGGCTGTTTGTAAAACTCCACTCACCTTGAATTACGTTAGCAATAATCATGCGCTTTCCGAAAGCGGCGGGGCTGTTTGTTACATGCGCACCAGATAGTCCGCGAAAAATACCATCTACGCGCTCGGCTAGAAATTGATGACGCTTACCCAATAAATCTTCAAGCGTTGCTCTAACGGTTGAATCTTCAAAGTCTGGGCATTTTTTAGCGCGTATTAATTCGTTCCATTCATCACGGCGCTTTTGTGGCATGTAATTCATCAGGCTAGATGCAATCATAGCCTTAGACCAAAACGCGCTATTTAATGCTGCAATTGCGCCTTCTAGCTGGAATAAACGCTCAACAGTTGGCGCACTATATCTACCATCTTCGTTATTGCCACTTAGAAAGTAGTGCATAGCATCGGCACAGCCTTCACCTTGTGAATATTTGTGCAAGCGGTCAATGTGTGATTTTAAATGATTGTATTGTGCTATTAATCCATCAACCATATCAAAGTTTGACGGTGCAAAAAAATCATCATTATTTAAAACTGCGGGGTAATTCATTGTGTGTCCTCTAAGACTTTGATTGAGTAATGTGGCTGCTTGTTGTTAGAGCAACAAAACACTTACGGTCACTCCTGACACCACAGTTAAAATATACGCGTTATATTGCTACGCGTCAAGTGTTTCTATTAATTGTCCATCTACCTTGCCGTTAGCCTTGATAAAATCTAGTCGCTCAATAGCATCTGCGAGGTCAATAGCCCAAATAGTAAAGCTGAATGATTGTTCGTCTAAGACATGAGTGTAAGATATTGTAAACTCATTCCATGTTCTGCCTTTAGGGTCAATGTAAGTCATAATTTATGCTCATTCGGTTTATGGTCTTGGCGTTGCACTGATACGATTTCAACTTCTTTTAAATTCATACCAATTTC